ATGTTGCTTAAGCGGGAAATTGACTTCCAGGATAAATTCTTCAAAACAGGGATTTGGGGCAAAGACATCGCTGGCGTATCTGGGGCACCAAGTACAAACCAGGTGAAAAAATGGTCTGATCCTGCTTCAGATCCTGTAGGGGATATGGCCAACATAATGCTCGCTCAGGCAGGGGCTACTGGATATAGGCCAAACTTTGCTATAATGTCTCCAGATGTGTTTTATGCACTTAAAAATCACGAAGCAGTGCTTGACAGAATCAAGTATACCCAGAAAGGCATCGTGACAGTCGATCTGATTGCTTCCTTGTTTGAGCTTGATAAGATATTCATTCCTTGGGGCGTTGTCAATGGAGGTCCAACAACTCCTAAGTATGACGAAACAATGGATGCAACGGACTTTATCTACAGTGGTCAGATGCTTGTAGGTTACAGAACGTTAACTCCTTCCATTAAGGCACCTACTGCCGGCTACATTTTTGCTTGGACAGGCCTTGAGGGAGCAAGCGCATATGGTTCTCGTATGGTCAGGATCAAGATGGATCAATTAGGTCTTGGCACAGAGAGACTCGAATGTGAGATGGCTTATGATATGAAGTTAGTTTGTGCTGACATGGGTACCTTCTTAACTGATTTAGTTTAAGGAGGTATAACATGCAGTATCTAGTGCTTCGACCCTTTACCTCGTACGGCGTATTCTATAAGAAAGGCGACATAGTAGATGAAAGCATGATTAGATCACCCTATTTACGCAGGTCCGAGGGAAAAATTGTACCGGCAGTCTCCTCTGCGAGGGTACCCGAGGAAGTAGGCCATACGGCCGAAACCTCGGACTCCTTTATAGAGGATAGCATAAAGGATACTGACGAAACTGCTGAAGTGGAAGCTGAGGCAGAAAATAAACAAGAGGAGAAAGATTTATTCTCATTTTCGTTTACTCCTCAGAAGTAAAAAGGGGGGTGCGAACATGTCTTTCACTTATGAAGGTCCAAGCAACTCTGAAAGAGATAAAATACGCTTCTTATGCGGCGATACCGTACAAGTAGAGATGCTGTTGACTGATGAGGAGCTGGACTGGATAATAGGTCAATATCCTTCAGAAGAAAAAAGATTAGCAGTTGCGTTTAGACAGTGTGCTACAATATTAACCAAAAAGCCTAACAAGCAAAAGCTTGGGCCACAGGAGGAAACATTCACTGACAGACTCGCTTACTATAGAGAGCAGGCAGATAGACTAGAAAAGGGCCTGGGGTACTCAGGTACTCCTCCTATTCCTGAGTACCAGGCTGAAAAAGTGTTTGAAAAAGGAATGATGGAAAATGTTTAGCTCACTGGTAGCATGGTGCAATATGCCGTTTACAATCGAGCGTGGTTCAGGAATGTCAGCATCAGGGGACAAAGTAAGCAATGAAAGTATTGCGTCTGAGGCTTATATAGTTGGTAATACTGTTCTTATTACAGATAAGGAGGGTAAAGAGTACGTATCGAAAACGCAGTTATACTTGCCTCCTGAAAAAGCTGTTGTTACTGAAAGCGATAAAATAACTTATAAAGGCAGCACCTATGAGATAAGAAGATTGTTGGAAATCAACAACTGGAGAACTGGGGCCGTTGACCTACAGGTGATATACCTATGATGTCATACGATAAGAAAGCTATTCAAAAGGGGTTTTCATCTTTAGTTAGCTCTATAAGTAAATCATCTACAAGGGTAATCAAGGAGGTGGCAAGTAGGGATAAACCCGCACTTTTAAGCTTCGATGATGTAGAAACAATGACGATACCAACAAAATCTTCAGTGCAAGTATTTTTGAGCGGTCCTAATGTTGATGAGAATTTAATAAATAGCTACGAAATAGAAGAACTGCTCAATGAGAAAGCAAAAGAACTAACAGATGAAATACTGGTCGGCCTTAAGAAGGATTTAGAGAGGATACTGTAATGGATATACTGGAAGAATTACAAAACTATATAGCAACTAATCTCTCTCTAAATCCTGGGGTCGATATTTTCAGAAACGAGATGCCTGACACAGGTGCTAAATGCGTCTGTATCACAGAACCAAAGGAGGCTGGCTATGTCCTACCTCAAATAGATGCTGAGAAGCACTATATAAAGATAACCACTAGAGAAGCACTACATGACAGTGCTAAGGAATTAGCTAGACAATGCTATAGTCTTCTTAGGACTGATGATGGAATAGTGACTATGCCTAATCTGACTATCTTCGTAGAACTTCAGGGCACACCTATTTGGGAAAGAACTGACCAGCAGAATAGGAAATACTATTATTTCACACTAAAAGCTATTACTAAAGTTTTAACGTAAGGAGGCATAAAACATGTCAAAAAGTGTTCTTGTTGGTTTATCCAACTTAGTCTACGCTGTTATGACTGAAGACACACCGCCTACTACAGTAGGTGGCACAGATGGTTCAACTGAGTATGATAGTGCCGTAAGAATCCTGGGTGCTATTACGGCAACCTTCTCGCCAAATGCATCCAATGACACTTTGTTCGCTGATGATGGACCGTATGACACAGCTTCTACTCTTGGAGCTATGACACTTGAGCTTAATGTAGCAGACATCCCGGCTGCACAGCGAGCAGAATTACTCGGCGCTACTTATGATGAAGATACCGGCATTCTTGTTCATTCTGCTGACGATGTTCCGCCATATGTGGCTGTTGGGATGTCCGTCAAGAAATCAAACGGTGCAGACAGACTTATCTGGTACCTAAAAGGTAAGTTTACAGCACCAGATGACAACAATCAAACAAAGGCTGATTCCATTAACTGGAATACACCTACAATCACCGGTAACTTCCTCAGGAGAGATTCTGATGGTCAATGGCGTGTTTCGGTAGACACGGATGATGAAAATGCAGCTGAGGATATTGCCACAACCTGGTTCACCTCACCAAACGTGCTTGCAACCACGCCAACCACGCCAACCACGCCAACCACACCCTAAGCAGCTGTAACAATGTGTAAATTTAAGGAGTAAAACCTTTATAGGAGGAGACTGTAATGACTGAAGTAATAACAATGCCAGAGGTCTTTAGACCCACTGATACAGTATTTGAATTAGGCGATACAAAATATCGCTTAGTCTATGATATGCTAGCTTTTTGTGAGCTAGAAAAAATCTATGGTTCGGTAGATGAGGTTCTTGGTATGCTGTTTGGTGATGTAGCTCAAAAGCTTGAGCCTGTTGTAATGTATAAAGACTCACCAATCAATATCGATGATGTGAAAGTAGATAATGTGCCCCTTGCTCTTGTGCTCGCAGAGAAAGATAAACAGCAGAGGGTTGCAAAACACTCTGATACGCTTGAGCTATTATGGGCAGGCATGATTCACGATAATGCCATTTACAATAGCGATGATGAAATAGTCGGCTATAAAATAACTAAGCGTAAAGTAGCTGAATCCATTACATTTAGAAACTATAGGAGCCTAAATGTAAAAATAGTCGAGGCTATTATGAAGGATCTCGCCCCTGGTTTAGGGGAAGGTGATTCAAAAAACGAGGAAATAGCGGAAACTCCTCTGGAGGCAGTAACTCTGGTTCAACCGACACAGTAAGTGGCTGGGATTGGCCTTTACTTTACTATTTAGGAACAGTCACACTAAGAATGTCCGAAAGGAAATTTTGGAGGTCTACGCCGGTAAAAATTAGGCTACTTACAAACAAACATTTTGAACTATTAAATCCAAATGCTGAGCCAAAGGTAGCCCAAACTGTCGAAGACATACCGTTTTTAATATAGGAGGGCTTTGATTATGGCTTTTGCATATGCAGGAATACGAGTAAATCTCGAAGATGGTGGCCTAAACCAACAAGTAAATAAAATGACCACTAAATGGAAGTCTGCAATGGAGAGCATGTCCGCAGAAGCTGATGCTTTTGATAACAGATGGCAACAAGCTATGTCAGGTATTAAGGATACTAAGCGTATTATAGCTGGTATTTTAGTATCGCAGACCTTCTATACTTTATCTAATGTAATGGCGGATGCCAGTGCAGCAGCTTTTCAATTCTCTAGAGATATGGAAACTGCTGCTATTTCTATGGAATACTTCGTAAAGGGTGCAGATAAAGCACAAAAAGCT